TAAATTCTATTTCTTTTGCAGTTATTGGATATCCTTTACTCATTGCATTACCAGCAGTTGTTAACATAATTTGATACATTTTAGCATACCAACCTGTACCAGTAATACCTTTGTATTCTTCTATTTGTCTTTTATTTACAAAGGGACAGTCACGATAAGATGTCCAAGTATAGTTAGTATTATTAAGTTGATTTTTCTTTCTTTCCAATAAAGCCTTTTGTATTGCTGGTGGAAATTTATCGAACATTGTTTGATTAGGTTTGACGTATGGATGATTTTCCATAAGTGTTTTAGGATTCATGACTTCACCATCATGAGAAAATATAAAGTTAAAACTATTCTTATATTCAGCTGGAACATAATACATTCTACTTAAATCTTTTGTTTGAGCATCGGCAATATCGCCAATCTCTTTATTAAGAGCAAACCAAAAATGTTTAATATCTTCTTTATCAACTTGTTCTGTTAAAGGAAATACTAATCTAAACTTTGGTGCTTCAACTGTAGAGGAGGCTGTTGAATAACAAATGTATCTATATTGAGAATACTTTTCTTCTATATCTTTTAAGTCTCCAGTAAAGTCATCAACATCTAAAATACCAAAGCCGCCCCATGCAACTACATTATCATTTGCACGAGTTGTATCTGGTAAATATATTGCTGGACTAATTAAAGGAGCATCTTTTTTTGTAGGATACTTTTTAGATTTAGCAAGACGAAATAGAATAGCCTCGAACTCGTCGAAACTATTATAATCCATACGCTTTACTGTTGTGTTATCGTATATACTATCAAATATTGTTAAGCTTACCATGATTGTCGCTGTGGTCAGGTCCCTCCCAATCTTCTGGTTTAATTAAGTCTGGCAATCCCATCGGGTTTGGTCTTTCTGGTTTAACACCTACTTCTTTTGATAAGTTTGCTCTTAGTATTTCATCCCAAGCTTTATATGGGTCAACACCAAAAGCATCAAGTGTTCCAATTGCTACTACGCATAAATCAATAAGACCATCAACTATTTCTTCAGCATCCATACTTACAAGAGCAGCTTCTGTTTCATCTAACTCTTCTCTTAAAAAATCAATTCTAAATTCTAGATACTTTCTAAGATTATCGGGTTGGTCTCTATTATCATGTATCCACTTATGCACACCATACTTGTATTGCATTTCATTTATATCTTTTACCCAGTCTTTGCTCATGTTACGATTTTTCCTGATGGTACTGTAAGTCCTGTATCCATTTGTCTTATTTGGTCAACAAGTTCTTCAACTGGTTCAACAACAAATACAATAAACTTTCTATCTATATCTATACCATCTTTAGCTTTTGTATAAGCCATGAATGGCATGAAACCTATTTTGCCTTCTCCAGCTGGAATAAGCGAATATCCATCTGATATTGTTATATGATTTGGATGTTCTTCAACTTTTCCTATTACTTCCTCGCCTGAGGATAATCTAACTAATTTCATTATTTTCTCCATAGTAGTATATTATAACACATTTTTTAGTAAATGTAAACTGTTTATCCAAAAAAATCCTCCAGGCTAGCGACTTCTTTTGAAGACCAGCCAACTGCTTCCAGGACCGGCTCAATCGGGTCAAGGAATGTCTTTTGAAACTGTAGCTCATGGTCAATGTATTTTCTTAAGCCAAACTCTTCTGGTAGATAAGATGGGAAAGCAATTACATTTTCATGAATTGAATTTGGTTGACGAAGATATAAGAACTTAATCTTTTCGCCATTGTTTATGAGTTCGTATTTTTTATTAAGCGCCATGTCTCCTATTAGCTTATTGTAAAGGATTGCGCCACGAACATGTATTGGTGTTCCTTTTTTATAGAGTGTATTTCTATCTTGGAACTTTTTAACTTGAGTTACGCCACGTGGAAATGCAATTTGGTCTGGGTCAAGAGTTTTAAAGTGCTGTTTGAATTGCTCAATAGCTTCTTGTACTGACCTTTCATCTTCTTTCATTATAACTTTAAATATCTCTTTTAATGCTTTACGACATGGCTCAGGTGTAGAAGATTTTATAGCTTCAATACCCATGATTTTAAGCTTTGGTTGTTTGTATCTTACGCCTTCATTATCATGTACATTCATAATATATCTTTTCTTGGCTGTCCAAAGCGCACGGTCAGCAATTGCTTCACGTTTCATAACCATACGATTATCTATACCACCAAGCATTCCATATAATTCTGAATATGATTTTTCTAGTTCTGGCTCTAATACATCAGTGCAAACATTATCTAGAAAGTCAATTGTATTCTTAGGGTCAAACTTTTTTACTAAATCATCTAGGCATACATACAACGAGTCTGTATCGATTGCGATAACATAATCTTTCCATGATTTAGGCGATAACATTCTATTGAGGTAGGAGTTAATTGCATATTCGGCCCATCGTATTGTAAGTTGTCCGGTGAGGGTAATGGCCTCAGCGACTCGTTGGTCAAAAAATCGAAAGTAACGATTGCCAAGTGCACCATATAAAGAATTAAGAAGAATCTTAATAGACATCTGCCTGTTTTCTGCAATGGCGATATCTCGTTCGATTCTGTATATTTCTTGTTTGTCATTTTTATCTACCTTTTCTTTTTCTTTTTGAGCGTTAATCATATCTTGTTTTATTCCAACACGCTCTTTATACATCTCATCGATGATAAATGGAATAATACCTGGCTTATCAATATTAAAATACTGACCATTTGCTGCAAGAGCTTTGCCATTATTGTTTGGTCTTTCAGATTTAGTAAGTACATTTTCTATATCGAAAGAAGTAATCTCTCCATTTGCAATAGTTTCCGGCGACATATTGTATTGCATAATAATTGATGGATATAGAGAATTCAAGTCAAACGATACGACATTATCATGTATACCGATTTGTGGTTCTTTTACAAAGCCACCAGGATACATTGTCTTAGTTTTATCTTCAATAAATGGAACAACTATATTGTTTGCAAATAGTCTACGATAGATAATCGTATCCCATATCAAAGTTGTACCAAAAGTATCGTTATAATTTACGCCACCTTTATATGCCATTGTCATACAAAGAGTAATCAAGCCAAGTTTATCTTCGATTCTATCAACTAACTCAACGTCTTTGATATTATAATCAATAAACTTCTGATGATTATATTTATAAAGAGTATGTAAATTAGAGTACTCATCATAGTCAAGTTTATTTTCACCAAGGACTACATGAGCAATATGGTCAAGTTTATACGATTCTTGTGGACCATACGAATAGCCAAACTTTTTAAATAAGTCTAAGTAATCAAGTTGTGATATACCTTTTAACTCATAAGCAGTTTGAGTTCTTCCCATCTTGGTTATTTCTTGTCTATCTATCATTCCCCATGGACTCAGTCTTTTGACATAAGTTTCGCCAAGCATACGATTGATTCTATTTACAAGATATGGAATATCAAAGAACCTAGTATTCCAACCAGTGACTACATCAGGCGAATATTGCTGTGAAGACCAATGAGTAATAAAGTTAATAAGCAAATCATCTTCACGTTCGAATCTACGATAGACAACCATATTGTCTTTCATGTAGGATTTGTCTGAATCGTATTCGCCTAAGCCCCACACATAGTAAGTATTACCTATATTGTTTTTCATACAAATAGATATAATCTTGTGGTCAGCTTTTTGTGGTTCTGGAAAGCCGTCATCCGAGGCAACCTCAATATCGATTGTCGTTACGTTGATTTTGTTTCTATCGAATTCAATATTACCAGGATAGTAATCGTTAATAAATGCTGGGATATACTTTGTATTACCATAAATCTTTTTGCCACCAACAGCTTTGTTTGCTGTCACATATTCGTTAGCTGACCTCATGGAGTCGAACCTCTTACCAGCATTTGCAATACCAACCGGAGTACCGTCAAGAGCTTTCCACTCAGTCGGAGTATTGGTTGTTGTAAAAAGGATTGGTTCGTATTTGACTTTCTTTTCAATACGTCTGCCATGGTCATATCCTCGTAAGAGAATCATATTACCATATCGAGACACGTTTGTATAGAATTTCATCATATGTATATTATATCATAGTTCATCGCAAATGTAAACGATTTTTTTCAAAAAGGTTGGGGGAGTATTCCTCCCCCGCATGATTTCTGTTTTTCAATTCCTTAAAAGCTTGCTGCTTGTAATACCATCACTAATGGTGCTAATCCTAAGATAGCAGTTGTAACGATAATACTAATCAATACAGTTTTTAAGGTCTCGGCAACGTCATCATATTTATTCAAAATATGTTTCATGTTGTTCTCCAGTAAATAATTAATTTTATCTACTGAGTTTCGCTGCTACCGGATTACCCCTTAAGGTATTCTTTTTTCTTTGATGCCCCAGCAGACCCTAATTGAATCTTCCTAGGACGCTTCTCTTCCGGAAGTTCTACTCTGGCATACACCACTAGTATTCCATCCTTCAAATCAGCACCGTCTATTACAACAAATTCAGAGAGTCGGAAGGACTTCTCAAATTTGCGGGACGATATACCTTTATATGCGTATTCACGCTCAGTTGGTTCCACCTGACCTTTGACTTTCAGTATACCATCTTTAAGTTCGATATCAATATCATCTTCCTTAAATCCAGCAACCGCTAGTTCGATGAGGAATTTTTCATCATCGATTTTCACAACGTTATGTGGTGGATAGTTATCAGTTCCAGACCTAGCACTTTGATGAATCCTTTCCAAGTCTTCAAACAATGTGTCAAATCCGACAAAAAGTGAACGTGGTACGTTCAAAGTATTTCTTACCATTTTATTTCCTCCTATTTAATAGCAAGGTTGTGGGAACCGGTCCAATACCGCATTCCTCGATTATATTTATACTAGTTTGATTACCAGTTTAAATAAAACTTTTAAGTTCTTTTTCCTCTTATTCCAGAGTACTTTAATACATATTGTATTCTACCTTGTTTCATGAACTTATGTATGAAATCAAGTGTTGCTTTTATTTTCTCCATTATTGCT